CTGACGAGATTGCAGATATAGTACACTGCACCCCGGGTAAGCCGCTAGAGAACGATTTCAAGAACAATGACGGAACTCAGCCGTCAGGAGTTCGGAAATGGGAAGCCATGTTTTACTACAAGCTTGGCGCACCACGTTGGTTCGTTCGTGAGTTTGCACAGAACACAGGCGTGAAGATATTTACACGCTATGGTGTTCGAGGCGCGGTTAAAGGCCAGAGGTGGTCGGGGGAAGTGACCACCACCACTGGGAATGGCTATGTGAATAGCTGCATTAGCCTCGCTGCTTTAAAACGTGCAGGCATCACGAAGAGCACAACGTTGGTTTACGGGGACGATAACTTGACTTATACGTCTCAGAATGTTGGAAAGTTAGGTGACGCTTTCCAAGACGTTGCTAAAGACACAGGTATGGCCGCTGAAACAGTAGCCCACGAGCATCGCGAGAAGGCAACCTTCCTGCGGAAACGGTTCGTACCATGTGCCGATAGGACTCTCCCCGTACCCTCGTTTGGACGTGTTTTGTGTAAACTTCCGATACGTAGCAACTTCAATAAAGCCGTATCGGATGCTGATTATATGGCCGGCAAGCTCTTGTCTGCGGCCTATGAACACAGACACATCTTCGACATCCGAAACCTCCTTCTCGAAACAGCTGAGCAATTATCCTCAAAACCATACCTCGACATGCGTAATCAGGCTATGGCTTTTAAGTATACAGCTGAGGAACTTCGTAACATGACGTCAAGCGCACCAACTATTGACCTTGACCACCTTAATAGCTTTTTGATTAATGTGTACGGCATCTCAGATTCTGAGTTGTATAGCACATATCAACAAGCTTGTGATGGGATCCTTGGGTTCTCAAGGGTCAACAACACCCGTGGTCGTCAAGGCAAGACATCATCGCCACACATCGCGCCAAAACTGCCACGCGCTCTGTGGAATCAAGCACTTGAATGTCTCATATCTCAAGACGTTTCTCTGTAGTGTAATGCACTCGCCCGGGTTTTGTGGTTTCCCGGTTAACAACTCTCCTCCCACCCACCTGACAAG